GATGCCAATGGCACAGCAATCGAAAGCACAGACCACGGCATTGCTTGGGCTGATGTATCTTCAAAGCGTGATGCTCTAATCGCAGCGCAGCCAATGGTGGAACTTCGTGCAGAACGTGACCGCAAACTGGCTGAGACAGATTGGTGGGCTATGTCTGACCGCACTATGACATCAGCGCAAACAACATACCGTCAAGCACTGCGAGACATTACAACAAGCGCAACGTCATTAGACGATGTTACTTGGCCTACAAAACCGTGAGGTAAGCAATGACTTCTAAGGCATTTGAATTAGCACGACTTGGCAATGCCTACAGTGATGGGGCTTTGTCTAACCGCAACATGATTATCAATGGTGCTATGCAAGTTGCGCAGAGGGGGACGAGTGCTACGGGGATTACTAGCGGTGGTTATAAAACAGTAGACCGCTTTTCATTTTCTTATAGCACCGCAGGGACGTGGACTATATCTCAATCAACAGATGCACCAAACGGTTTTGCTAACTCCTTAAAGATGGAAGTGACAACTGCTCAGTCTACTCCTACAAGAATGTGGATTGAAAGCAAAAACGAAGGTTACAATCTGCAAGCTATAGCTAAAGGCACAAGTGATGCAAAGAAAGTAACGTTGTCCTTTTGGGTGAAAGCCTCGGTAACTGGAATAAACATAGCAGAGTTATACGACACTGATAACACACGTCAAATCTCAAAGTCTTATACGATTGATGCAGCTAATACTTGGGAATATAAAACTTTAGTTTTTGATGCAGATACATCAGGTGTGCTTTCTAATAATAACGGAGAGAGCCTACGTTTAGTCATGGCTTTAGCAAGTGGCAGTATCTATTCTTCTGGAACTCTTAGTACGACTTGGGGTAGCGTAACTAATGCTGATCGACATGTCGGGCAAACAAATCATGCGGCAACTGTTGGTAACACCTTTTACATCACAGGCGTCCAACTAGAAGTAGGCGACACAGCCACACCCTTTGAGCATCCACGTTCATACGGGGATGAATTAAAACGCTGTGAGCGTTATCTACAGCAGTGGACGGGTGGTGGCACTTATCCTTATATCTCAACAGGTCGCAACTATAGCAGTACCACAGCAATTATGACGCTGCCTTTTCGTACTGAAATGCGAGCAGCACCCACTTTAACATGGAGCCAATACACTTGTTATGATGGCAGTAGTCGAAATGCTTCGGCTATGTCTTTAAACGGAGTTTCAACGACCAGTACTGGTTACAATGCCACTATCTCAGGCGCAACTACGGGTGCGGTAACTACTGGACACCTTTACCCCAATGGGTACTTAAGATTAGATGCGGAGCTATAAGACATGGATATAATTTCAGCACAATATATTAAAGATGTACGGACAGATGAAAATGTTAGTATTGCAATCGTTTCCGATGGCGAAAATTTGTCCGTCCCCCTAGACCCTGCCAACCGCCACTACGCAGAAATCATGCGTCAGGTTGAGGCAGGTGAAATTACGATCCAAGAGGCTGACTAAGGATGCAGCTAACCGAAGAAGAACTTGAGGCAATGTTAGACCGCGCGGCAAAGCGCGGCGCAAAAGAAGCGCTTGCGAGCTTGGGACTTTCCGACCCAAACGCGGCGCGGGATCTCTCTGAAATGAGGGATCTGATTAGTGCATGGCGCACAACTCGTAAGGAAGTTTGGCGAACTGTCATTCGCATGGTGACAACAGGGACTTTGATCTTTGTTGGCGTGGCAGTTTGGATGAATTTTAAAACGAGGCTTTAATGCTTGCAGAAATGATGGCGTTTAACGCCGCCTTTACCACAATCTCAAAGTTTGTGAGTAATGGGAAAGCCGTGGGCGACGCGGTTCATGCCATTGGTAAACTGGTCAGTGCAGAGGAAGATCTGCGCGCGCGCGGTGAGCGCAAAAAGAACTCGATGTTCTCAAACGCCCTTGGCAAATCAGAAGACGATTTTCAGGAATTTGTGCATCTGCGAGAAATCAAAGAAAAACGCAAAGAGCTTGAAAGCATCTGCCGCCTTTATGCAAAGCCCGGGACTTGGGATGAATTTCTGGCGTTTGAAGCCAAGATGCGTGTGAAGCGCAAAAAAGAAGCGCAGGAGCGTGAAGCAAACAGGGTTAAGATGCTGAAAATAATCACTGTTTTATCTGCTCTGGCGGTTGCTTTTGCAGGTTTCCTAGCGTTGTATTATTTCACAGTATTTTTGAAGGGGTTATGATGACACCTCAACAACTTGACGAATGGAAAATACTGCCTCGGATAATGATGGCTGTGATTACGCTGCTCACGTATCAGGTTATCCACTGGTTCATGGCACTGGAAATTCCAACGACACAGCAAACAACGCTTGTGTCGATCTGCACAGGAATGCTTACGGGCTCTTTCGGCATATGGATGAACGGCGAAAAGTAATCATATTAGTCGCTTTAACCCTGCCATTAAGCGCCTGTTTAAATCCTTCTTCCCTGCTTTTAGGCGGGTCGAACCCCGCCGTGTCTGCCACTGCCGTCGGCACACAGATGGGGAAAGAAAACACACAACAAGCCGTCGCACAGCAAACGTCCCAAGAAGCGGGGCGCGATATTGTTGTGACCGATCTGGATGCGGGCGGCTCTGAAAATGTAACGGTCAATAACGAGCCAAGTCTTTGGTTTATGATCTTACTTGTCTTGGGTTGGCTGCTACCAAGCCCTAACGAAATGGCGCGATGGATGCGCGATGTATTAGGAGTTACACGATGGGTTTCAAGCTCTCGAAAAGAAGTCTCAAAAAGCTCGAAGGCGTAGATGAAGGTCTGGCCTCCGTTGTGCGGTACGCCATAGGCGTAACATCGGTTGATTTTGGTTGCATCTGCGGTCTTCGAACCATTGAAGAACAGCGCGCGCTTGTCAAAAAAGGCGCTTCACAAACGATGAAAAGCCGCCACATCGACGGCATGGCGGTGGATCTCATGGCCTATGTGGGATCTCGCGCCAGTTGGGAGCTCAATCTTTACGACGAAATTGCAGATGCCATGAAGGAAGGGGCTGATGCGTGCGGGGTTCCGCTCAGATGGGGCTGCGCGTGGCATATCAACGACATACGGGCAACAGGCGTAATGACCATGGAAGAAGCCATGAACGACTATATTGATCTGCGCAGATCTGAAAAAAGAAGACCGTTTCTTGACGGCCCTCATTTTGAACGCTCGGCATGATAAGCGAGGAAGATATTGCCGCGTTTGAAACCGCAGACAAAATAAGGGATCGGGTCAGGCGGGGGGTCAAACCTGACAGGTGGATGTCAGCAAAAGAAATGCCGATTTTTATGCAAGCTTATGGGGCGCTGCTGAGATTGTGCGTCCATCAGCACAGGGAGATTGCCGACCTTTTGCAAAAAGAACATGACAGGGGGCTTCAATCTATGGGGCTGAGTGATGACACCGAAGCAACGTGAAGCGTGGGATCTTTCTCAGCAAGGATTGTCGCTAAGGCAAATTGGCAAGCTTTTAGGTTTAAATAAAAATACCATTGCACAAAGGCTGCAAGGTGCAAGGCGTTATCTCGAATTAGACACGGGCATAGCCTCAGAGATGGGAAACCTAGGCTTGCAGAACGCAGACAATTTGCATTCTGGGTGGCTGAAATCGGAAACGGGATCTCTTTACTTTGTCAACAAGCAGCCTGATGACAGCGAACAAAACCTCGACGCGCTGCTTGAACATATTGCGGATCGGTTTGAAGCGCTCAGTCCCGCGGATCCTGTTCCTGCCCCGGTTTATACGCAAGACGATCTTTGCACGCTTTATCCGATTGCAGATGCGCATTTGGGCATGGGCTCCCCTGAGTACGATCTTGAAACAGGCATAAAACGGATCACGGACGGGGTTCAGTCTGTTGTTAGCACGACCCCCAGATCAAAATTGGCAATGGTGCTCGATGTCGGGGATCTTACGCACGCCGACGACAAGACGCACACAACGCCAAAGAGCAAGCACACGCTCGATATGTCATCAACGCAATATGAAGCGCTAGACGGGGCGATTGTGGCGCTGTCAGGGGCAATAGAAGCGGCTTTAAGCAACCATGAAACTGTGCTTGTGAGGATCTTGCGGGGAAACCACAATGAGAACTCATATCTCGCTGTGATGTTTGCGCTCGATCAGCGTTATCGCAACGATCCAAGAGTTCATGTGGACAAAACCCCGTCGGATTTCTTTATGACGACTTTCGGTGACAATATGTTCATGGCACACCACGGCGATAAATCAAAAGCAGAGCGGCTTGTGATGTTTATGGCGCATGAATACGCAAAGGAATGGGGCAGATCGAAGTGGCGGTATTTGTTTACGGGCCATTTACATCACGCACATTTGCGCGACATCGGCGGGGTTCAAGTTGAGCAATTGCGCGCAGCAGCATCGAGGGATGAATACGCAACCTCTCATGCGTATGCGGGGATGGCGCAACTGCAAAGCATTACGTTTCACAAAAAGAAAGGCGAAGTGTTTAGAAGTAAGGTGAACTTCTAGATCAGGCGCTTCTGGTCGGTGAAATGCGTGATAGGGGCTTTCTGCTCCCACTTGGGCTCTGTGGATCTGATGACCTCACTGACAGACACACAGTAAACGTCATCGACATCTACTATTTTATCAAATGCGTTATAAGCTGAAAGCTTACAGTCAAACATCTGGTAGGCATCTGCATAAACATCATCGTCAATTTCTACAGAATAGGTGAGCAAAAACGCCATATGTATTCTCCTGTTGTGTATGGCGGGTCTCAGCGCAAGGAAGTGGTAACAACGCTTTACCCGCCTGTCGGTGTTAACAGACCGCCGACTGCCGACGAATGGACGCAAACCAAAAAAAAGATCCACTCGATTTTGTCACGATGATTGTGTGCTTATTTGGAGCTCAGATGAAGTAGAGATAATGAGAAACCGTCTTATTATTTTCAAAAAATTTAATACGTTCTCTTGTTATCATGTTGCAGTTCGCAAGAACATTAAGGTGATGCGAAGCAACGCGGGTTGGAAGCTCGGTCATATAAGCAATTTGCTGAAAATTGAGCTTTTTGTTTTGCTGCTTGGCAAAGCCCAATACCTCAAGAATATTTGCGTAGTTTTTATTTCGAGCAATAGCTTTTGCATGCTTTTCTGCGTTGGTTACGATTTTAGGAAAGCGCTGACTTTCCTTGACCTTGCCAAGCTTGATTTGCTGTTTTTCAAAAGCATTCCAAGCCTTAGCATAAAGTTCCTCATAGGCGCGCACATGCTCAACGGTCATTTAAATCTACCCCGTCAGCAATAAGACGATAAGCTGCGATAATTTCACCTTCGTTGAAATTTTCACGCTCTTGTTTTTTGTCGTGGATTGCATTGTTGATAAACTTTTCAAGACATTCACGGGCTTCTTGATAGGTCATTATTTCCACCTCCAAATCAGATAGAGAATGAAGAAGATTGTCAGAAAGACAGCTATTGCGGGGGATGCCATAAATGCAGAGCCGAGGATAAAGCCGCACGAAAACGGTGTGAGGCGTTCAGTTAGTTTTGTCAGAATGTGATTTCTCACGAATGTAATCCTTCATAACAATGACGTTCTGGGGCAGAACGCGGTGAGGTATTCCGCGCGCCGCCGAGATTTGCTCCCGACGGCAACGCTGTTGTTTTGAGCACCTTTTGGGCGTGTCACATCCCTTGCAATTAGAAGGGGATTTCATCTTCCAACTGCTTGACAGGTGTAGATGTATCGGGGGCTGCTGCGTCGGGGTTCTGCTTCTCAGAAACCTTGAGCGACAGATAGTTTGTCCCGTCTTTTTCACCGCGCCATGCGGCGATACGGTGGTTGGGGTGCATATCAAGCGGCCCAGAATAATCTGGCGCTTTGTCATTGCCTTTTTTGTCGTTAGAAAACAGAACCCCGCAGCGCTGATACAGCACTAAAGTTGGCTCGCCGTCGCGTGACATCCTTTCTTTCACCACGACGATGCGCTCCTCAGAGCCTTCGACATCGACTTTACCTTGCAGGACAAAGTGCTGATCTTCGTACGGGGGAAATGTAACCCCGCTGTTGGTGTTATCGTAATCGGGCATTAAGACCTCAGAAACTTGCGGCTGATTTAGCCTTTGGTGGAGTGGACGATTTTACAATCGTTGGTGAATTGGATGGGACGGATGCGTTGCCGTCATCATCCTCTGCGGCAAGACCTACGAGCCCTAAAAGCCCGTAGCGTCGTGCATAGGTGATTGCAGCGCCAAGGCCCTGCATGTCCTGCCTAGATAGGCTGAGATAAACTTTGGAGCCAAAGCGCTCGCCTGATTGATGAAGCAGGATGGTGTTGACGAACTGACCGTAATGGTCATGGTCATTGACTTGCAAAATAGCAAAGTTGTTTTTGTGAAACGCACTTTTGCAAGCGTCGATGCAAGCACCCAAATCGGCGTACCGATTTTTAAAGTGCGGGTTGACTGAGTTGTTGAAAAGCGGCTCACACGCGGCTTGTGCGCGTATAAGATCGGTGAACGCATCAGGAGCAGATGCAGCTTTTTTGGCGGTTGCCATTATGCCCTCTCTTTCTTTGGTTGTTGGAATAAAATTGCACCGGCTTTGCTGCGCTTGAGCACAAGATCGTCACAGTAAAGTTCTGACTCGTCGGGTTTCATCAGAGACTTCATTTCTTTCTTCGCCCAAGCGTGGATCTCGGACGCTTCTTTTGTTTCTTTGTATTGATTGATCAAAACTTGGGCGTGGTTGTCGGTGGAAATGTCACGCCGCACCATGCCGTCGCGCTTGATCGCATCGAATGTTTTCTGGGGAAGGGGCTCAAGCCCAAGATCCGTTGGCGGCGGGTTTGCGTTTTGAACGTGTTCCCAGAAAATACTGCAAAGCGAGGTGTAATGCTGAATATAATCTGTATTACGCTCAACCCAGATTTGGGCAGGGGTCTCGTTGCCGCGAATAGCTGAAAACACAAGATGTTCGACATCCCACACAAATAAGTGGTGTTGAATTTGCGGCATGTAATAATCGCAAAGCTCGTCAAGCGATCTGAATGTGCCTGAGTGCTTAACTTCGACAAGCGTTTGTGTGTTGCTTGGCTCTGTCAAAATAGCGTCGATATGTGATCCGCAACATTCGTGGATATTAAAATGTTGGGCTTTTTTCACATCGCCGTGTTGATGCAAACCTTTTGACAAAGAGTACACACCTGGGAATTTTGCATCGAGTTGCTTTTGAAGCCAATCAAGATGAAAGCTTTCTGTTTCAGTTCCAAGTTGGACTTTGAAATTGTCGGAAAGATCTACTTCCTCAACCAAGCCCATTTTCTTGTTGTAAAGCTCAAGCCAGTTGCCCGACATAATGTCGCGCGCATCGCTTGAGCCGATATAATCACATCGGTTCATGCTGCTTCCTTTCTAAGAACAAGCGTAAGGGCTCTGTGGAGCCGTTGGGTGTCAGTGACATAAGGAGCGAGGCGGTTCTGGATTTCTGCCCAAGAAGGCCACCACGTTTGAGTTTCCATCATTTCGTGCAGAACGATGCGCACGGCTGCGGGGGAGTATTCGCCAAGCTTTTTGATGTACGCCGCCATCATTGCATCGCGGTCGAGCTCGGCCATCTTTTCGGTCTTGGTGACAAGCCAGAGCTCATAGAGCGCTTTGCCTACGGATACGTCCTCTGTGTAGACGGGCGTAACCGCGTCGATCGCGCGGCTGTAAAGCTCGATGGGCTGCTGTGCGGGAATGTAATAAACAATGTCAAACCACTTGCCTAAGTAATGCGCGTTGTTTTTAATTTCGAAGTCACGCATTTCTGAATAGCTGAGTGCTTCATGCGCTATAGCGCCGAGCGATTGAAGCACCGACTGAATGTGTATCTTGCTTTCGTTTTTGACGTGAGATTTGAACTCGACCCTCTTGGCGATTTTCGAGGATTGATGAGATGTTTCTGAGGAATGCGAAATTATATCTGTGGGGCGCAATCCTTGCGTTGGCGTTGCAGTACTCGATGAAGTCATTGACAGCTTCCTCCATGTCAAAGTCGTGATGCGGAAAAAGGTCTTGAAGCGTTTCGATTGATCGCTCGTCAGGCCACCAATCGGACGGTATCAAGGCGGGTTCGGAGTTGTCGGTTGCGATGAAGAAATCCCAACCATTCGGGGATCTTTTGATTGCGCCGTTGTTTTCCAGATTGCGCAAAATCCTGCGCACCTGATGCGTAGAGAGTTTGGTGAAATGCGCAATTCTTTCAGGTGAGGGGTTGCAGCGCTTGGTGTGTTCATTTTGAAAACTGGCAAGCTGAAACATCACCAGTTTTTCTAAGGGATTAAACGACGGGGTTTCTGCTATCTGTCGATAAGTCTTGAAGCTCATTTATCTGCCCAAAATCGGAAACAGTTATCGGGATCACTTTAATCGTCTGTCTGTTCCTGTTTGATTTAAGCTTGCGCCAACCGTGGACTTCGATTTCGAAACCACTGGTCAGCGCAAGCAGCGCAAGCGGCTCGTTAAGTATTTTCGTGACCCGTGACGACCATCCCGTAGACGTGACTTGTATGAGTCTGGGGGGTTTTGCTCGCTTCATACAAATCAAGTCGGCAAAGCCAAAAAGGTCTTGACGGATGCGTCTGTGAGGGTTCCATCGCTCCACTATGGCGCAATGCCATCCGTCTGATCGAAGATACTTTAACGATCTCTGTGTGGGAGTCACAGAGGGCCGCTGCGTAGGGAAAGCTGTCGTTCTGCCTCAACGCGCTTGATGCGCTCGTCTTTGTAATTTTCGAGGACTTTTTCGTATCGACTTTGGTTAATAAGAATTTCGGATTTAAGGGCGGTTATTTGACGCTCAAGAGAATGTATTTGAGCGTATGATGGGGGCTTGAAATCTTCGCTTTCAGCTAATGTGATTCTGCTCTTTGAGGGCTTGACCGCATTGGCGATGGCGAAGGGCTTTTTAACAGAGATACTAGACAACATACGCCTCCTTTTATTTTACACAGTAAGTCTAAGTTATTGATGTTTGGGATCTTAGGGAAAGAGTATTTTACTTTTTTAATGTTTGTAAACAATTAAATGCTGCGGTTTTGGGTACCGTAGGTCGCAAGTTCGAATCTTGCCGTCCCGACCATTGATTTTAAAGGATTTTTTGCCCTTTAACACATCACAACTTTTTTTCATTTTACAGGCCATTTTACACTTTTCAGTGTTAAAAAAGCCACAAACTGAGCGATTGAGGCGTGTCAAGCAGTCTAGCGAAGCGGCTGCTTGATACGAATCAAGCGGGAAGTTAGGCGCCTATCTGTGCTTTTCCAGTTCAATCAAAATGTCTGAATTGTCATCAGGATTGAAGCTGCAATATATTTCAATCATTTTAGCAGCGTGTTGGGGTGTCCATCCCATGAACAAAGCAATGTCATGGAGCGCTAGACCCGCGCGGAACAACCGCGTCGCTGCCGTTCCTCTGGCATCATAAAGGTTGAGATCCCGCGTGATTGATGTGCGTTTTTTCCATCGGCTGATTGTTTGCCCAAGTCTGTCAGGATTGGCAATTGGAGCGCCTTTTGCCCCGACAATGACTTGAAGCTGACCCGCAGGTAAATCATCAAGCAAAGCTTGCATCTTTTTTGTGACGGGAATGCTGACAACTCTGCCGCGTTTGTTTGTATTCATAACAATACGGGAACCAAGCAGTGTTTTTTCAAGGTGAGCCCTGTTGAGGCGTTTAATATCGCCGGGTCTCAGTCCTGTTTCTGTGGCTACGATAAGGATATTACCAACCCATTTGGGTACAATACGCACAAATTCGTCTATTTCTGCATCAGTCCAAATGATTTCACTTCGATCTGACACATAAAGCTTTTTAACTTTTTGCAGATGATGCTGCACAAGCAGACCTCGATCAAGCGCCCAACTCACAATTGCCGCAAGATGCGAAATACGCGCGTCAGCAGTTCGATATGAGCTTTCAGCCCAATCATCGCGCCAATCATAAACAATCTTTCTTATTTTATGATCGTTAAACGCAGCAATAGGCGCATCCCCAAACGTAGCGTCTATTCCTTTTGGATGGGAAATAGACGTGTTGATGTCTTTTTTGCTTCGAGTGGCAAGATCTTTAAACTCTGGGGATTTCAGGTATTTGATAATAATTTCCCTGAACTTACCAAGGGCAGGGGATCTATCCCCTAACGCCTCTGTGTAAAGCTGAAAATATGCAGGGCCGTTTTTTGGAACTGTATCCAAGGATGTCCAAAACTTTGGCCCACCGCGAAATACATAATGATATTCGACCGTGGTTCCGTCGGCTATTTTAGATTTAACGCGGTGTATTCCTTTTATGCGTTGCGTTTTCATGTTTGCTAAACCAAGCTTCTACTTCATCAATTTCAGACGATTTATTGTTGTTAAATGTAATTAACACTGTCTCTCCATCTTTAGTCTTTTTGTATTGAACGTCAACTTTTGAAGTTAAGCTTTGCTCTCCTAATGCATCGAAAATTGTTCTAAGCGGGTTTTTTATAGGCATCCTAAAGCCCTCCCCAAAGGGGGGCCTTGCGGCGGGTCGGGCCAGTCGGGTGATCGGTTTGCACAGCCGCCAGTTGGGAGTTTAAAAGATGGGGTGCGTGGTTGGAAATATTTGATTTTGGATTTTCCAAGGTGGCTTGATGGCAAACCACCAAGCTTTCCAAGCAATTTTTTCCAGACCGTAATTGAAGTGTATTTTATCAGGACAATCCAAATTGGTAAAAAAGCCCTGCCCCATTTAGCCATTTCTTTTTGGATGTAATTTGGCGGGGGGTTACTTTTACATGATCGCTTTTTTACTGGTAATTTTCTTCCCATTTCAGTCATTTTTGTTATTTCCCACCACTAAACTTTTAGTTTTTATTATTGTTGTGAAAGAAAAACGAACAGAATCAACAAAGTCAAGCGGACTCTGCTCATTTTTTATGCAATACCATAACAAGGTAGGGTATTCCTTACCCAAGCTCCAACCATCTGCTCGATGCAAGCAGCTTTTGAACCTGCTGCTCTCGGTTATGGCGCGTCACATGAGGCCGATTTGACGCTTGGGTGTGCGTTGACCAATGGGTCAGGCAATTGTAAAGCGCCCATTTGTTTGCGCCAAGAGCAGCACGCTCGTCGCGCCAGATGTTTATAAGGTTATCAAGCTGACGCTCATTCACAACAACTTTTGAAGGTGTAACGCGCTTTGCCAGTGTTTTCTTAAACAGGTCAATAACCACCTGTTCGTCATGGATCTTCTGGCGCATATACTCCTGATAGATTTCTTTCTGGTTCTTAAAGACTTCAAAGCCTTTAAGAATTTTTGCAGCACTGGCATCTGCATTAAGGCCAGATGTGTGTTTGGCTGTGTAACTTGCAGCTTTGTCTGCGGTTGCGCATCCATTGTCACAAAACAGGCGATTTCCCTCTGCAACAATTGAATATGCCCAAGAGCCATCATGTGATGATTTCCAACGAATAACAAAGGATATGTAATCCCCGACACTCGGCTCGATCACAAGGTCGGGAAACCGAACCTCGCCGCGCAGCCGCCGACCTCGATCATAGGCTTCAATTGTAACCTCACGATCTTTGGACAGATTTGCGGCTTCGACCCCATCCAGAATGGGCTGAACCACGTCGCGGTTTGGCATAAGTTTGTACCCGCCGCCGTGTACGCCAAGCACCTCATTTGTGTCTGTGCGCACGACTTGCGTGCTGTT